TAGTACCATCACCACCAATAAAAGCACCAGTTGCGTAAGCATTTGTACCAGCACCGCCATTGGTTGAACGACCCAACTGAACCAAGTCAGTATCGACTTGTTTAGCCAGAGCATAACCAGCGTCAGAGGTGTAGAAGTTACGCAAGCTGTTCAGGGCTTGGGCTTCAACAATATCCTCAATCAAACGTGAATATTCGTAATGCTTATCCAAGCTGATTGTAACTTCAGACTCTGTAGCGGCAATCAAAGTAACTGCTACTTCTTTAACTTTAGCAGCAGCAGTGCCACGGGTAGGTGCGGGAATGTGAACTACATCACCCTTCTTACCCTTGAAGTTCATCTTCATAATGAGGTTCGCAAGAACCAAGTTTTTCTTGTACGCAGCTACAATTTCATCACTCCAAATTTCGGGGATGAATTTGTCTGCTGTGGTGACAGTAACGGAATTACTGGGGGAAAATGCTGTTGCCATGTTAAATCTCCAAAAAACGATAGGTTAAATTATTTGACCCGTCCGTCCTGATAAGCCTGCATGATTTCTCCGCTTAACTGCTCATAACGATCTGGGTCGGTCATTTTCAGCCGAATTAGATCAGCCCTTCTATAGACCCTCTTTCCAGACTCCCCACTGCCACCTACATCAACTCCCGCCGCTTTAAGATTAGACTTTCGCTGAGTTTCCCCTGCATCTGTAGTCTGTCTTGCCTTAACACCACGCAACTGTTTATAGGTACTTAACAATTCATTTGCACTGTCGTAATCAAACTCACCATCAGCTTTTGCATACAAACCAAGGCGAATAGGTGAAGATTTCACCCAATTCACAAAGTCTGTATCTTGAGCAATCTGACCGAAATCAGGATGCTCTTGCGCCAGCTTTTGTTGAATCTGCATCTTTTTGAACTCTTGACCAGCTTGTCTAGCCGCAAGTACATCAGGATGGTTATCAACTGTTCTACGAACTGCCTCTTGTGGATTCTCGAAAAAATCTACTTCTGGCTCTTTTTCAATAGGTTGTTGCTTAGAGGCGAGGTTTTGCTTGATAAGTTCATCTGCCAGCTTACGCACTTCTCCAACTTCCTGTGCCTGTCTGCCCATAAGTTTCTCAACTTCTTGGTGCATTTTGACCACTTCTTCCAAAGATTTATTCCTGTATTTATCAGGCATCTCGGATAAGGGTTCAGTCTCAGGTAGTTGCTTCTTTTGCTCGACTGCATCTAACTCACTTAGCGACTCATCTTCATTGTCAATCAACATATTTCTTCCTTTTCCTGCCGTTCATCGGTTCTAGGACATTCAACTCGGCATTTCTGCTTATGAGTTGTGCTTTTGCTCCCACTTCAGTTGATCTAGGTGTTTTTTCTCGAACCTCCCATGCTCTGACGGGAAAGAACCAGACCACCCTTCTAACTTGAAGTTAGGAGCAGACAAAATGCGGTTGGCTGTTTCTCCGCACTCACACCTAAAACTCATCAACTCATAATTGACAAGTCTTTCGGTTTTATGCCCGTTTGCACAGGCAAAATCAAACATTCTTTTCATTCAATTCCTCAAAGGCTCGTTCACTGACCTCTTTCAAGGTTTTCAGCCAAGTCAAGATAGAAAGTTCACCTTTTTTAAACATTAAGGCATTTCCATCAGGAATAACGCTTAGATTATTCAACGACTCTATCATAATGTCAATATCTACGGATAAATCCTTCCAACCCTCTGTTGACATCATGTCAAAGCGGCTTTCGTAGTATTTCTGAAGTTCTGGAGTCATGGTTGCGTAGGCCACTCAATAGTCCAAGGGAATCCTGCTTGCGTAGGCATATCCCGCAGGGCTTGGCAGTAGTCCTTCCATGCCTGTGAGGGGGTCATATCACTGCGAAAGCGCCAATCAGTCTCAGAAAGTTTGATGTCCCTTGAAGCTCGAACAGACTTGGCTTGCTCTGCATCCTTGGTGGCTTTGTAAGCGGCTTCATTCTCAGCGGCAGTTTTAGCTGGCTCGATGTCTGTAGCTGGTGTGTCTGTAAAGATAGGGCCAAGCACATATTTTGTGTACCACTTGCCATCGACTTGCTCTACGCCATTGGCTTGCGAGTATTGATAGACAGTGCCACCAGTAGCTTGTGGGCCTTCAAAGACTACATCAGCGCCAAAGTCGTTAAGGGTTGCTTCGTTGATCTGTTGCGGGAAAGATGTGCTTGGGTGTAGTTGACGAAATTCACTCTCGTATACAACTGCTCCTGTTTCTCTGATTCTGATTTGCATGATTGTTCCTTATGCTATAGCCAAGAAGATGTATGTTGCTGCGTTTGTGTTGATAGCCGCCAAAACAGTTGCGTTTACTGCAAAGCCTGTTGATACTGTTGTGACAGAACCAAGGGTAGCTACTTCAGCCGCCGTACTGTTTAAAAACAAATATGGGTCTGTCAACGTAGTCATGCCACGGGCTGTGTCGTAAACGTACCAATCACCTGTTGTGCCTGTTCGCTTTATGATTACGAACCTTGCCCCGCCAGCACCAAACCCACAATTTATAGTTTGGGTTGTGCCGTTTCCTGTGTAGCCGCCTACTTTGGATACGCCAGCGCAGGTTGCAAATAGATATATAGCGGCATTTACACCACTGCCTTTTGATGAACCTCCAGTACCAGTTTTAATTGCAGTAGGGTCTATTGTTGTTGCAGTGAAATATGAAGAATAAACAAAACTCGGCAAATCTCCACCAGCAGTTTGACTTACAGAAAGAGTGCGTACATTTCCAGCATCGTTTACTGCGCCCATCCAATTTGATACACCAGCCCTATCTTTTACAAAAATTAACTCAGGTGTAACGCCTAGATTGTGAGTTACTAATGTTCCATCAACAAACCCAGTTGTGCAAACCTCATCAAAAAACGATGGGGCTCGTTGGAAATACCAATTTACATAAGATGCGCCCGAGGAATTTGCTATTGCATTTGTTCCAAATGTGACGCCTGTGTTTGAGAATGTAAGAGTGTCTGCTCTTGTTTCTTCAGCAGTTGTTGCATTTGAATAGATTGCTTGGTCACTACCACGCAATTTATCAAAGAAAGGTGTTGCACCCGTGTAATCATGCGGTCTATTAACAGGAATAATCAAATCGGGTGCAAATCCAGCCGTTCCAGTAGCAGTTGCACCAGTGCCTGTCCTTGTAACAGGCGCAAACACACTCGTACCCAACGTAGGCACTTTCATCGGGCCACGGCGTATGGCTATGTAGATAAAGTCAGTGCCGTAGCTTTGAGTAATAAATCCAGTTGATGTTAATCCAATAGAATTGGTTGTATATTCAGCATCAGATTTATTTGGTTGCAGAATTGAATCATTACTACCAAATACTGTCATCCCTCGCATATTATCCGTAAGCATCCAGTTTCCTGCTGCGGTAGACCTAGTAAGAACCCATTGAGGCTCCCATCCAAGGTTAACTGTTGCTTCATAGGTTGCGGGGTTTGGAGTTGCCAACCCACACGAAATCACATTGTCTGTACCAGCTAGGCCAAAGCCCCCTGCGTTGTGGGCGAATAGGTAGGCTACACACGTTCCACCAGTTCCACCAACTTGAGCATTTCCACTATTTACTGTAAATTGTGTTGAAGTAGGTGTAGTGCTATTCCATAAAGAAGATGCTGTATCCGCTGCTGCGGTTGTATTTAAAATTAAAGAACCCGCATTTCCTAAACTTGTATGATATACAACCCAATTAGCTGTTGTATCGGTGCGTTTAACAATTATACAAGCAGGAACAGAACCTAAATTATGTGAAATATTTTGTACTCCTCCCGTTCCCGTATACGTCACAACATCAAAAAACTTAGCTTGCTCTCGGAATGTCCATGAGACGTAGGAATATGTGCTTGCATTTAGGGCACTTCCACCTGTGGTTGCTAATGAAAAACCATTTGAATTAAAAGATATAAATCTGTCGTCAGCTGCACTTTCCGCATTAGTTAAATTAGATTGCAGGACTTTGCCAGCACCCCTTACTGTGTCATATAAATAATGTCCACCTCCAAATATTCCGTCACGATATTTAATCCAAGTCAACCCGCCTTTACCAGACAAATCAATATCATTGGTGATGGTCTGTGTAGAGCCATTACCTGTATACAGATAAGTCGAGAACACATCCTCAATGTAATTTGCAACAACACTAGCCGCAACATTGGACTGATTAGATGAAAACATTCTTGTCCTTATGCGGTGTAGTTCTGACCAGCAGTAGCGCCGTACCAATATGTGCCATCAGAGATAAACACATACTTGTCCATCTTGCTTGCAGTGCTGGTGATTGTTGGTGCAGTGCCGCTGGGCCACTGTACTGTTGACCAAGTAACTGTGCGTGAGCCAGTAGCATCTTGCTTGAGCAGTATGGTGAATGACTTACCACTAACAGCAGTAGGCATAGTGATAGTTGCATTGCCTGTGAGCGTAATGATCTGCACTGTGCCGTTTGTCAATGCCAGTGTGATAGCAGTTGAACTATTGGCTGAGAATGGTGTCTCGGTGTAATTTGTTATCGTTGGGTTGGTCAGTGTCTTGTTGGTGAGCGTCTCTGTGCCTGTATATGTGGCAATACTAGCTGTCGCCAAAGTTGTTTGACCAGTACCACCATTAGCTATTGGCAACGTACCTGTTACGCCAGTAGACAATGGCAAACCAGTTAAGTTAGTTGCCGTTCCGCTACTTGGTGTTCCTAATGCGCCACCATTGACAACAAAAGCGCCAGCAGTTCCTACATTAACAGCTAAAGCAGTTGCTACACCTGTTCCGAGTCCAGAAACACCAGTAGAAATTGGAAGACCAGTTGCATTAGTCAATGTTGCGCTTGTTGGAGTACCCAATATAGGCGTAACAAATGTTGGACTTGTTGACAATACAACATTACCACTGCCTGTGGAAGTCGTTACTCCAGTGCCACCATTGAGAACAGGCAATGCAGTACCTGACAAGGTAATTGCCAATGTTCCACTGGTTGTAATTGGTGAACCTGAAACCGATAAGAATGTAGGAACTGTTGCCGCCACACTTGTTACTGAACCAGAGCCGCCAGATGCTGTAATTGTTTGATTAGGCCAAGTGCCAGTAACAGTTATGTTTGTTCCTGCAACAATGCTAGGAGAAGCAGTACCAGTACCACCATTTGCCACTGCCAATGTTCCTGCCAGTGTGATTGTTCCAGATGTGGAAATAGGACTGCCAGTTACAGTCAGACCAGTTGTGCCACCAGAAAGGGCTACGCTTGTAACTGTGCCACTACCAGCAGTGCCGTTTGCAGCCGCTGTAATTCGTCCTTGAGCATCTACAGTAATGTTGGCTACTGTGTAACTTCCTGCTGTTACAGCAGTGTTTGCCAATGCAATAGTTCCAGTTGTGGTGATTGGGCCACCTGATAAACCTGTACCAGTTGCAATATTAGTTACTGTTCCACTACCGCCACCACCGCCTTGACCGCCACTTGAAATAATTTTGATGCGTTCTTGTAATTCTGTCGAAACAACTTCACCTACGTTGATCTCTTTGCCGTTAGACAAAGCAATAATTAAAGAGCCATCAAAGTCGATGTTGGCATTGGCAACAGACACACCATCGATACCATCTATTCCATCTTGACCTTTAGGGCCTTGTGGCCCTTGCTTACCATTGATTCCGTCCCGTCCAGCCTTACCATCTTTACCATCACGCCCATCTTTACCATTAATTCCGTCACGACCATCCTTAATAGTGATGATCCGTTTTTCAAGAACATCGGTTACATTGTCAAACTTACTACGAATGTCAGTGTCAATCTTCTTCAGAGATTGCACAACCATTTGAGCATTCTCAGCCGCCTTACGCTGCTGCATTTGCTTAACTTCGGATACAGAGTTGTTTACCGCATTAAAGATATTATCTGCAATGCCATCTACATTCCCATCATTGAAGATTTTATCAATTGCCATTTCTCAACTCCTGATTTAAGTTTTGTAAAAACTCGTTTTCCATGTCAACTACAGTGCTTTTGGCATTATTCATCTGTAATTCAACAATTTTAGACTTGTTTTTAATGTCTGCTTCCTTGAGCATCAACTCGGCAATCTTGACCCGCTTATCAAACTCTTTAGATGCTTGGTTATCTTCATTAGGAAGGTTCTTGGTCATTGCCGCCATGTTCTTTGCTTGTACTTCTTGTGGCAATAACTGCGCTTCAACAGACAATTTGATAGCTTCTGCTTTGTTTTGTTCTGCTTGACTTGTCTGAACAGCAATATTTGCCTGTGCAGTCTGCATTGCCAACTCTTGTTGCATCTGTTGCATCTGTTCTGCTTGCGGATTAGGCTTACTCATCTCATCCAAAGCCGCCATCATCTCGTATCTATTGCTTAAACTTGAATTAGCAATGATTCCTTTGAGAATCACAGGCAAAACAGGTGTATTTGGGCCAAGAGTTTGCAATAAACCGATAAATTGCTGTTGTTCGTACTCACGAGCAATGATTCCAAGGGTAGCAGTGGGGATGAAATTCATGTCTACAGAGGGATAACGCTCTGGGTCGAACTGCATGAACCTGAAAGCCGCCTTTTTGATGAAAGGCACAAGGAAATCTTCTTGGAAGTTGACTAGAGTACGCTTGTACTTCTTGATGATGGATGCAACCGCCATCGACATACCACCCCCATCACGGCTAGATTGGGAAACCATGCCATTTGAGTCAAGCGTACCTGTCGCTTGTAGCAACATTCGCTCAAAGTCTTTGGCAGTTGCTAGGTTATTAGGGTCACTCTGACCAAACTTGAAGGGATACAGGATTTCATTGGGGTTGCCGTTGGTGAGAATGGCTTTACCAGCCTTGATCTCAAACTTCATGCCACGAGGCAGTCTTGTTGCATCCATAGCAACCATTGGGGCAGTGGTTAAAGCAAGTGAATCCAAGTGAGCACGAGTCTGAGCATCAATAGCTTTCTGCATATTGAAGGCTTTTTCCACTGTACCTCGCCCCAACAAGCGATTAGGCACTGTATCGTCTTGGTACGACAACACAGGTCTGTCTTTCATCATGTAAGGATTTTCTTCAGCCTTGAGCAATTGACCATCGTTGGCAATTACGACAATGGCTTCTACCATATCTGAATAGTCTTCAGCGGTAGAGTTCTCAGGGAACAACTCAACAATGTCTTTGTTTTCCTCAAGATTGTTCAAATACTCACGGGGTACTAACCCGTAATACGTCAACAATAAAACCTTCTCGTCTTGGTACTGAGATACCTCTTGGGTAGGCTCTAGGTCGGTATCTTCACTGGCTGTACCAATGTCCACCTTACGATAGATGCCCTTTTCAATGCCTTGAACAACCTTGTGGATAGAGACATACTTCTCAATAGCTACACCCATACAGTCATCAATGCTTGTCCCATTAGGGTCAAACAAGAAGTTCTTGGGGTTGATAGGCATGATTTTGACAGAAATCCTGTCTCTCTCCATCACGCCAATAGCTGCTTGACCCTGCTGATTAGGAATAGCCTGAGTAGAAGGTACATACTCTTTCTCAGTCTTGACAATGATCTCGCCAATACCTGTGCCATAAATCTCAGCCATCAACTCAATCTGATCAATACTCTTGCGAATCTTGTCTTTCTTGAAGTCTTCCATCAACTGATTCTTGATTGCTTCAACATCTATAGGGTTTCCACCTATGTCTTGGATATTGTCTTCAATGTCAAAGAAGTCTCCTTGACCAAAGATGGCTTCCATGATCTCAGCATGGCGAGTCTCTACAGCTTGTTGTGTGGCAGGGGTAACAATACGGCTACGCTCAGATTCACGGGTCTTGTCTTCTGATGCCCATTGACCTCGGAAGATGCGCTCATACTCAAGCCAATCGGGAAGAAAGTTTGCATCTCTATAGTCACGCCACTTGTTACAGTGATCGGTAACAAATTCGGTCAAATCTTTATCAGCCTCAGTAGGCTCATAAAACTCGTTTTGCTCTAACTTGACTTCTTTGTTTGTTGCCATCTATATCCCCGAAATAATATCTAAAGGCTCCCACTCATCTTCTTGGTCATCAGAAAAGTATGAGGTAACCGCCAATTGGTCAATGTAGGAAAGAGCATCGGGTAAATCATCGTGAACACCTTGGGCGGGAAACATTAAGATTTGATCCTTAAATTCTGTCCAATCTTCCTCAGAGTTCAGCACAACACGCCCATGCTCAAACCTTCCTTGGAGACTCCAGATAATCCTGTCAGTCTTTTTCCTGTTGCCATGCGTTAAGTCAACTATGTGGGAATATACATTATTTTTCCGCATTAAGTCTGACAAATACGGCAAAACAGCGTTTTTTAATGCTCCTCGCTCAATTCCAACGCTCAAAGGTCGGTATTCCCGCATTTTCAAGAGGATTGTTGCAGCAGTCTCCCTAATGTCCCAACGCCCAAAAGCAATCTCTTTTACAAACCATTTGCCATCTTCAGTGACTTTAACAACAGCAATGGCAGTCTGGTCTAGTCGCTTCTTAGAGTTAGCCGCCTGTCTAGCTACTTCCTCAAATCCAGCTAAGTCACAGGCTATGAAGTAAGAACCATGTTCAGGTTCTTCCCCGTATTTAATCCATTCTTCTTTGAAGACATCTGACCCTGCATTGTCAAAAGATGCCATATACTCTTGCTTGAAGGCGAATGAACTTAGGGTCTTCTTTGCGCTCTCAATTTCATCAGGGTCGATCAAAGGGTTGTCTTTGGTGGTGAAATGCCATGCTTTCCAATCTTCATCTTCCTCTGACTGCCCAAGTTTAAAGATGTCATAGAAGAAGTTGCGAC